TTAGGATATTGTCTGTCTATAGCAACTTGTATAGTAGCCCACCCAATATTAGCATTTTCAATTACTAACATTGCTTCATTGTATTCAGTAGCTAAACCTACTAATAAATGGCCATATTCTTTTGTACCAATTTGACCTTTATATTCAGCTACTTGTACATTATTTGCTACATCAATTACATGGTATGCTGAATAATCTTTTCCATCTCCTCTGGATACATCAGCTACTACAATGTAATCTCTAGTATAATCAGGTGATTCCCAAACCCATAAATTTTGATCAGCTCCTCGTTTTTCTAATGGATCTTTAATATAAGATTTTTCATAAAATTCTATATACTCAGGATAAAATACAATATCACCAGAAGTACTAAAATCACAATCACATTCCTGAGCAGCCATTCTAGGATCTCCTAATAATTCATCTTGTCTTTTCCTCCATGCTTCATCCCTTTCTGGATGAACATACCATGGTAATTTTATGGGTAAAAATTCATTTTCTGCTGCTTCTGCCCTTGCCCATGTTTGGTGAAACCAATTACCAGTACCATAAGGAGTAGATAATGCAATACATCCACCACCAGTTGCTAGTGTTTGTTGAGCTGAGGCCCATATTTCTCCAATATTATCAATAAAAGCTGCCTCGTCAATCAACAGCAAAGATACTGCTTCGGATCTACCTGCATCACTTGAAGCTGAGGTTGCTTTAATTTGGGATCCGTTTCTTAATCTTAAATTTAATTTATTATTTTCAGCTGCATCTACTTTAAGCCAAGAAGGTAAATTCTCATACATGAATTTTACCTTTGTAACCATGTTTTTAGCTGTTTCTTGTTTTGTTGCTATACAAAGTATATTTTTATCTTTTTGAAATAACATTAACCATAAAGAATAACCTGCAGATAATGTTGAAATACCTAACTGTCTGGATTTAAGGATAATCGAATATGGATTATCGCGCATTAACGTTAATACTTTTTCTTGAAATGGGTATAAATTAAACTGTATACGTCCTCTTTGAGGGTGTTGTATATAACAATATTTACGCATAAAATGAACCGGGTCTTTAGCGCATCTAAGGTATTCTTGACGTATTACTTTTTTAATTTCAGACATACTATTTTACTAAAAGTACTGCTGCTATAATTCCTACAACACCCGCTCCCATAGTTATTTTATTTTTTAATTTTTGTTTTTTTAAATCAGATTCTAATTTTTTTGATAATTCTTGTGATAAAGTTAATTGGTCTGATTTTGTTAAAAGTATTGAATTAAAATTACCTATTTGGTTATTTAAATTAATAATAATACTATCTTTTAGAACTATTTTTTGTTCTAAAATTTTAAACTTATCTAATGTAAGAGCTAATTCATTTTTAGCCCCATCACCTGTAATTAAATCTTTAATTACTAGTTTCGCTATCGGTTTTTTCAATTGAATCGAGGTACTGTCTGTAGCGCTCTGTGAAAAACTTTTCAAGCTCGTCATCATTAAAACTATCAACAGCATCAACTTTAGTACTAATTTCATATCTTAAGTTGTTTATTCTATTATCTTTAAGATCGAGTTCTTGATCTAATTTAGTTATTTGTACATTTAATGTATCAATTTTAAAAGTCAATTCGTCATTTTCACTATGTAACGAATCAACTTTCTGTTCTAATGCCTCTATTTTGGCATTATATTCATTTACATAATCTTCTTTTTCAATAAAAAAATTAAAGATTATTATACATGCTCCTATTATAACAAATAATGGATAATTTCTTTTTAACCATGTTAACATAACATTTTTTATTTATTTATAGCTGCTTCTAACTCTTTTTTAATTTTAGTCATTTTTTTAAGATCAGCAATAATTTTTTCTTTTTCAGTTCCTTCAGCCTTTTTATATTTGCGGGCTAAAGATTTCATTTCTTTAGTAACATCAGCAAGTTTATATCCTAACCGAGTTAAACTCCCAGCACCCTTTGTTAATTGAGTTTTAGTGGGTTCTTTTTCTTCTTCTTCATTTAACCCAGCTTCTTTTTTGGATTTAGCTAATTTATCCATTGCTTTAGTTAGTTCTTCTGTATCTTTGATGTCTTGTTGGGTTTGGGCATCTTCATTCATAGCAGCTAATTCCTGAGCGGCACTAATAGCTTGATCTAATCCATTAAATACATCATCACTTCCAACTACATCATAAAATTCTCTTTTTAGTTGATCTACAGCAGTAATAAATTGTTGTATTTCAACATCATTTCCCCTACTCCATACTCCTTCTGTAGTAAGTGTAGATTTAATTTCTTCTTTAATAAAAGCTGTTAATTCAGATTTTTTCATTATAATAGGTTTTATTATAAATATGTTAAAGGCCTGTAATGTTTAATATTTGTTGGATACGCTCCTCTGTAGATCCAGATATTTCCTCAATTACTTTAGTTCTATGGCTATATCTTTTAATTAGTGTAGTAATACTAAAATCTATTATGTCTCTATAGTACTCATTTGTTTCTCTAACCCCATTATCTTCAATAGGAATACCTTCAGGAGAAATATAAAATATATAATCATATTCTCTTAAAAACTCAATAGCATATTTTTCAAATGCTTCTTTATCTTGATAAGGTATTGATTTTGCACTTTGAGTAAAAGCTATAACATCAAATATAGTTCTATCTGTTATAACATTTTCATGCATTAACTCTGCACAACGTTCAGCTAAAAATACAGTTTGTCCTTTTAATGTTGAATCTGTATTTAATGGGATACCTAAATCACTTAAATATTTACTACGCTCAGTAGCAAAATCATAATCTTTAAATGGTTCAGTTTCTTTTAAGGCATTAACTAATGTAGTTTTACCTACACTCATTGTACCACATAATCCTATTTTCATATTAAAAGGGTAAATCTATATTATTATTTTTTTCTTGTGATGATCCGGGTAAAACTCTATAACTATCACTGTTAAAATGTTGAGTTGAGACCTCGAATATACAACTTCCTTCTTCAAGAGCCAACATTTGATGAGGTTGTCCTGGCATTAAGTGAATACAATCTCCTTCTTTAACTATTTTTTCTTTAATTTCTGTTGTTTCAGTATCAATCCAGCTGTATTGGAATTCACCCTTAGAAATATACCATGCTTCATCTTTTAATAGATGATAATGCATTGAAAATTTTTTATCTTTTTTAAATACTAATAATTTACCACAATATAATTCATTATTAATAATCCATAACTCATGACCCCATGCTTTTTTATGAATTTCACCTTTATATGGAATTGCTTCTATTGTTTGATCTCTCATACTAATTTCTATAATCTGATAACTGTGATTTCATTGATTGGTTTTTATAAAAAGGTATACCTTCTCTTTGGCGTCTCATTTCTTTCCATTCTTCAGTTGTCTTTTGAATCCCATAAAGATAATATTCACCTCTTTTTTCATTTCCTTCTGGGATTAATGCTGGGCCTTCCCAGTTATGTAATTTTCCATCCCATACATAAGCAATAGTTCCATCTGCTTTTTTTAATTTTCTTGATTGTGGAAATTTTTGACCTGATTCTATACTCATATTTTTTCTAATTTGGTTTGATTTAATATACGACTTTTTTTACTGTTCTCCAAAATTTTCTCGGCAACAAGTGTGCCTTGGGATCCTGATACTGTTATACCTCTAGCTGATAATGCATCGCCAACAAAGTGAACGTTAGGATACTTAGTGAGGGCTAAATTAGTATAATCGACAAGGGGCTCAGGTGATAGATATTTTACTTCAGGCACATAAATACCCCAATCATCTTTCAATGTTGGAAATACTTTTTTCATGTCTTCAATAAAATCTAATACATACCAAAAATATGGTTGCATCGCTTTAGCTATTTCATGCATTGTATCTACTTTAACTGCTGATACATCTACACCTTCAGATGTTGTAGATGGTTCTCTACTTGGGCTATAATACAGACCAGTACCATTTTTTTGTAGTTTATTTACTACTTCTCTAGACCAATCAAATGGTTTATCTATACCTCTAACTTCCATTAGAATACCAAAGTTAGTCATATCATTTCTAAATGACTCATCTTTTTTAGCATGGCCATTATAACTGTGATCGCCATATGTTTCTTCTACTGCTACATATGCAGCATTATTATTTGTACAGAATGACCTTAATGATACACCTTTATCTTCATATTTTCTATACAATTTAAAATCATATGAAATATCAATTAACTTTTGGAAGTGCTTTTGTGGTGCTTCAAATCTAACACCAATTTGTACTGGTTTTGGTTCAGTTGGTAGTTCATATTTTTCAGCTAATTGTTTACCAAAGTCAATACCTGATTTACCAACACCAAAAATAAGTTTATCATATTCTAATGTTTCCATATTTACCCATTGTAAATCATCAGGTAACCCAGCACTATCTGTTTCTGCTATTTTAGGGTAGTGTACTGTTTGATTTTCGAAATCAATATCTTCTACTTTAGTTTCCCATAGAAACTCAACACCATTATCAACTAAAAAATCATACCAATTTTTACCTATTTCATGTAAATAATCAGTACCAACGTGCCATACTGGGAATAATCTTAATCCAAAATATGGTTTAATAAAATCGGGCTCAGCTACAGGGTTAGAGCATTGCACTTCTTCTGGTTTAGGGTGGAATCGTTTGAAATTTTCAATCACCTGATCCATCAACTCCATTGCTTTTTCATCACCCGTATACTTAGAAAGATGACCACCAATAGCAGTGTGGTAGGTTAGTTTACCATCGCTCCAGCCCCCTGCGCCAAGGAATCCCGTCATTACTTCTTCATAAGGTCTTCTGTATGGGTCTTTACCCATATCAATGATAGTAATTTTACCATCAAAATTGTTATCTACTAATTTAGTAGCGGCATTTACATTTGCTACACCTGCTCCAATTAATACTATGTTTTTACTCGCCATAAAATCTATTTAAGGTATTATACATTCCTGCTATTCCAAAGTCAGTACCATGCTTTTTATTTTGTTCTAAAAAAAACATCATTAATCTCTGAAATTCATTACCTTCGTTTTTTCTTACTAAATAATATTCTTTATCAATATCCATTACTATTCTTTTTAATTCTAATTATTTTATTTGTTTTATCACATGCTATAAATTGATAACCTTGAGCTACTTCTTTTAGAATTTGCCTATATATAGGAGAATTCATTTCACAACGATAAGGACCTTTTCTTTTCTTAGGCATAATTACAATTTTAACACGTCAATATACGAAACTTAAGTGTGGCCTCCAAACGGAGGCCACAGATCTCTTTTTTAATTTTACTCTTACGAGCGGATAGGCTATGAATCTATCCTGTATGTTTTTATTTTAATTTTATTATAAGTAATCCATTTCTATTTGTTCTGCCCAGTGGTCAGAATTAAAAGTTTGTTCTCCTTCTCCCGCTTCATCTGCGTGGAAGTTTTTTATACCATCAAATGCCTCCTCAAATGTATCATCATCTAACTCATCACCTATTACTGCTTTTACAGCAGCTTTAAATTTAGGAGGAACTTCTTCTAAAGAGTTTCTATCTCCATCCCAATTCCACATCACTGCTTCTTTAAATAAGCGACCTTCAGCTAAATATTTTTTTAAATCGAAGTTATCCATTTATTTTTATTTTTAAATCGGTAGTACCTTTTAATATTCGGTGTATTCTACCTTCTGTTATAAATATACGATCTCCCTTTACTAATTCAAAGGGTAATTCATTATCCATTTGTAATTCCCATCCCTTGCCTTCTAATACTTCGATATCTCTATCTTCAGCATCTTGATGCCAAACTAATTCTAGTTTATTTACATCTTTCGAAAACGTTCTTATGTTACCTTTATTTACGTATGGATCCATTTTACCAGAAAGTATTCATTTTAGCACCTAATCCTAATGCTGGAGCGTATCTTGGTAAATTACATGACCAATATCCTGCTTTAGTTCTATCTTTTTTATTTTTACAATTATGTCTAGCGGCAAATGCAGTACGAGCTTCTTTGTTTTTAATTTTAGCTCTTAAACCACCTGATCCAAATGATACTTTTTTAATTTTTTTAGTTTTAGGATCACGTACATAAACATAATATGCTTTTGAACCACCACGTTTTGGTTTATTTAATGGTGGGTCTTTTTTTTCTTTTTTCTTAGCCTTTTTCTTTTCGTCTAATTGTTCATCTTCATTTAATGATTTTTCTTGGACTGATATTACATCTGATGGGATGAAAGCATTAGTTCCGTCACCAAATTCAACATGCACTCTTTTATCATTTTTATCTAAGATATAAACTTGCTCTCTTTCACCCGCTTCAAAATATTCAAAATCATCGTCATACCCTTCACCGGTATTCATTTTAACTTCGTAATCATTTTTGAAAGTAATTATCGCTTTACCTTCATTTAACATAGGTAAATCTAAAGGTACAGATTCGCCTTCAGCTAATTCAAATTTATCAAATTTATTTAAATCATTTAAAGATTTTAATTCAACCCTTTTACCATCACTATCTAACCCATAAATAGTAGCATCATATTTACCAAACCCATCCGAGC